GTCGGCCCTCTCTTGCAGGGCACGCCCCTCTTTCAAAACGCTCCCCCGGAGCGTTTTGAAATTCACCCCAGTGCGGAGCGCCCGTTGGGAGGGGGTTTCGCCGACTGCGGTCGGCGATTTAGGGGCGCTGCCCCTAAAAACCCTGCCAAGGGCTAAGGCCGCCCTTGGAACCGGCCGGCTTAGGGAGAGCGATGTGGGGCAAGGTCTTGCTGGGACGTTATCCTTTTTCTCTATCCTGTTGACCGCCACCGTATCGCGAGGGAGCCACTGCACATTTCGCTGTTGTGAACGAGCTTGCGAGTGATCTCGCGGATTAAAAAAACGTATCGCGAGGACTACCCGGCACATCACACAGTTGTGAGGCGGCTTGCCGCCGTTCTCGCGGATTGCGCACCCGCGCCCGGGTCGAGCTTGCGAGTGATCTCGCGGATCAAAAAAACGTATCGCGAGGGAGCTCCGGCACATCACACAGTTGTGAGGCGGCTTGCCGCCGATCTCGCGACCTGCGCACCCGCGCCCGGGGATTTAAGGCCGAAGGAGATCTCAAGCGCCGAGTCTACGGCGTCCATGACCTCTCCGCCTGCTTCGCCCATGCGCTCGCGGAGGCGGCGCTTGTCTAATGTACGGATCTGCTCCAGCAGCACGATGGAATCCCGCGAGAGCCCGCAGGTGCCTGCCCCGACGTTGATGTGCGTCGGCAGGTCGCTCTTGGTGAGCCTGCTGGTTATGGCGGCGGCTATCACCGTCGGTGAATACTTGTTCCCGATGTCGTTCTGGACTATCAGCACGGGTCGCAGCCCGCCCTGCTCCGAGCCTACCACGGGACTGAGGTCGGCGTAATAGATCTCGCCTCTGCGTACTGTCATTTGCTGTCCACTCCTTTTTGATGTAAAAATTTCCGAGCCTTTGCCTCGGCTGTTACGTTTTTATTATTGTCGCTCTGCCGTTTTTTTATACGATGAAAAACGGCGCGGGCGGCTCTTTTTTTATTTTATGCCGCATCTCCGAAAAGGGTCAAATCTTCCGTTAAAATGCACAAAACGAGGGCAAAAAATTTGTGCAAACAACTGTTTTAATATTTTATCAATTCACAAACGGCGATTTGTTGCACACAAACGTGCAACAAATCGCCCCTTTTTGCCTGTTAGTGAAGGGGGGTACACAGCGTGTACCACGCAAGTCGCGTGAACGGCGGCAAGCCGTCCCGGGCGCGGGTGCGCAAGTCGCGAGAACGGCGGCGAAGCCGCCTCACAACGGTGTGATGTGCCGGGGCTCCCTCGCGATACGGTGGGGGTCAGAGGGCTTTGTTTGGAGTAGGGCTCCTGCGCCGCGCTTGTTTGTCGGTCAAACTACCACGCGCTCTTGCTTTGTGTGGTATTTGGTAGGCTTTCCGCTCTACTATGGTTGAAACAATTCGGGCTTGGTGTGGTGAGACAGGATTTGAGACAGCTGCCCTCGCGCGAACTTATAAGCGGAGCGTTAATTGTGCATTACCAATTTATCCGCTTCGCGGCAAGATCCCGCCGCAGGCGGCACATTCATTGTGCATTGTGAATTGTGCATTGTGCATTGAAAAACAGCGCAAGCCCTGACGTTCCACTCGGAACAAGGTACCCCAACGGCAAGGACGCCGCCTCATTCACAAAGGCACCCACCGCCCTTAGAGGGCGGCGCTGAGACCTCTGCCAAGCGCAGAAGTGAGGCATTGGTGGGTGAATCAAAAAAGGTGGGGGAATTAAAAAAGGGGAATTAAGAAAGGAGAAAATATGAGACAGATCGACACTAAGGATTTTGCGGCGGCTTACGCAAGAGGAGTGAACGCCGAGGAAGCAGCCATAAGCGCGGGGATAGCTCCAGTCAGGGCGAAGCTGGACGGGCTGAAGCTGCTGCTGAAAAGCACTGTCAGAAGGCAGATCAGGAGAGCGCGGGCTGCGCTCTTCTCAGACGAGGCAGAGGTGAGAGCGGGGCTTGAACGGCTGGCCTACGGCAGAGCCAATGACGCTGTGGCGCTGGCCTTCTGCGAAGAGGTGACTCCCGAGATGCTTGCGGGAGCTGATCTGTATAATGTCAGCGAGATCAAGAAGGTCAAGGGCGGGGGCGTCGAGATCAAGTTCTTCGACAGGCAGAAGGCTCTTGAGGCGCTCGCCGAGCTGAACGACAGGCAGCAGCAGGACAAACGCGCCCGCAGCCTCGTCGAGGAGATCTACGGCAGAGCCGAAACGCCCGGGGAGGCCGAAAGCGATGGAGAATGCTAAGCCGACGGCCGTGCTTTCCCCGAAGCAGAGGCAGGTCTTTTCCTGGTGGCGGGACCGCGAGACCTCGGGGCGTGACGGGCTGATCTGCGACGGCGCTGTCCGCTCGGGCAAGACCTTTGCGATGTCGATGTCCTTTGCGGTCTGGGCGTGTACGACCTTTCGGGACAGCGACTTCGCGCTTTGCGGAAAGACCGTCACCTCGGTCAGGCGAAATCTTGTGACGCCGCTTGTCAGGCGGGCAAGGGATTGGGGCTTCTCGGTGAAGGAGTACGCCTCGAAAAACTACATCGAGCTGAGCCTTGGCGGGTCGAAGAACAGGTTCTATCTTTTCGGCGGCCGCGACGAAAGCTCTGCGGCGCTGATACAGGGCATCACCCTTTCGGGAGTGCTGCTCGACGAGGTCGCGCTGATGCCGAGGAGCTTCGTTGAGCAGGCGGTGGCAAGATGCTCGGTGACGGGCTCGCGGCTCTGGTTCAACTGCAATCCCGAGCACAGCCGCCACTGGTTCAAGACCGAGTGGATAGACAAGGCAAAGGAGAAAAACCTGCTGTGTCTGCACTTTTCGCTCGAGGACAACCCCGCGCTGTCGGCAAAGGTCATTGCCAGGTACAAGAAGCTTTACTCGGGCGCTTTCTACGAGCGGTTCGTCCTTGGGCGGTGGACGGACACTCAGGGGCTGGTGTACTCGATGTTCGACGAGCGCCTGCACGTCACTTCGGTGCTGCCCGAGGCCTGGGAGAAGCACGCTGTCAGCTGCGATTACGGGACGGTGAACCCGTCAAGCTTCGGGCTGTGGGGCTTGAGCGGGGGTGTCTGGTACAGAATGGCGGAATATTATTACGACTCCCGCCGCGAGGGACAAGCGCGGACGGACGAGGAGCACTATCGGGGGCTTGAAGCCCTGTGCGCGGGCAGAGAGATAAGTCTTGTGATCTGCGACCCGTCGGCGGCGTCGTTCATCGAGTGCATAAGGCGGCACGGCAAGTTTCGCGTAGTGCCTGCGAAGAACGATGTGCTGTCGGGTATCAGGCGGGTAAGCGACGCTCTGACGAACGGAAAGATCAGGATAGGCGCGAAGTGCAGGGACTGCATCAGGGAGTTCGGGCTTTACCGCTGGGAGAGCGGGACGGGCACAGATGCGCCCGTAAAGGAGAACGATCACGCGATGGACGACGTGCGGTACTTTGTATCGAGGTTCATCTCATGCGAAGAAAGCGCCTTCGCCGTAATGACATTGCCCAGGCCCTAAGGGCGGGTACACAGCGTGTGCCACGCAAGTCGCGGGAACGGCGGCAAGCCGCCTCATTCACAAAGGCACCCACCGCCCTTAGAGGGCGGCGCTGAGATCCCTCGTGTGCGCAGAGGTGAGGCCTTGGTGGGTGAATTAAAAAAAGGAGAGAAGAAATGAAAAGATTCAGGAGAAAAGCTGCTGCCGAAAGGGTCAGCGCGGCAGCGGAAAGAGTGCCGTTCCGACTTGCGGGCGAGTGCGTCGGGATAGAGGGCGGCTTCTATGATGAGCTTCGGGCCAAGGTGCCGATCATAGACGCGTGCTTCGGCAAGATAATCAGGCTGACCAACGATTTCAGGCTCACAGCCGACAGACCGCAGGCGCAGAGGCTGCTGGACGAGTTCAGCGAGAGCGTGACCGTGGGCATCTCGGGAAGCTCGGTCAACACCTTCGCCGATCTTTATCTTGACAGCCTGCTGACCTACGGCAGAGCCTTCGGCGGGCTGAGCATCGACAGCAGCAGAAGGCAGATAAAGGGCATTCTCGTCGCCGACCCCACACAGACCACGGTGACTAAGGGCAGGGATCTGCTGGCGCCCGAGTTCCGTTCGGCAGCAACGGGTGAAAAGCTGAGAACACCGCCGCCAGAGATCAGCTTTTACACCACGCTGAACCCCTCTGTCAAGCACCCCGAGGGCGTTTCGATGCTGCGCGGAGTGCCTGCCCTCGCGGACATTCTGATGAAGATATATCAGTGCGTCGGCGAGAACTTTGACAGGGTCGGGAACGTCCGCTACGCTGTCACCTACAAGCCCGAGACCGACGCCGACAGAGCCTTCGCAAAGGAACGCGCCGCCGAGATCGCAAAGGCCTGGTCTGATGGCATGAACAGCGCGGCTGTCGGCCGGGTCAAGGACTTTGTGGCGGTCGGCGACGTGGAGATAAAGGTCATCGGCGCCGACAACAAGATGATCGACACCGAGGTGCCCGTCCGCCAGCTGCTGGAACAGATAATCGCCAAGCTTGGGATACCGCCCTTCATACTCGGGCTCAACTGGCAGAGCACCGAGCGCATGAGTTCCCAGCAGGCTGACATTCTGACCAGCGAGCTGGAGTATTACCGCCGCCTGCTGACTCCCGTTCTGAGAAAGATAGGCCGCGCAGCCCTCAGGCTACAGGGCTTTGACGACGAGTGCCGCGTCGAGTGGTGCAACATCAATCTTCAGGACGAGGAAGCGCTGGCAAGAGCACGGCTGATGAACGCCCAGGCAGCCGTGATCGAAACAGAACAAAGAAAGGAAGACAAGAATGGAAAATGATTTTGTACTGACCGACGAGCTGCTGGCAAAGCTGAACCGCTTCACGCGCAGAGCCGTCACAAAGGACGAGGTCTACACCTTTCCCGTGGTGCTTTGTGACAACGAGACCGACCGCGACGGCGAGCGCTTCTCGGACAGGGCGCTCGAGCGGCTGGCGGAGCTGTTTGTCGGGAAAACAGGCATCTTTGACCACGACCCCAAGACCGAGAACCAGACCGCCCGCATCTTCGACTGCGAGGTAGTGACCGATCCCGAGCGGCTCACAAGCTTCGGCGCAGCCTACAAGCAGCTGCTTGCAAAGGCCTACATGATGCGCACCGAGAGCAACAGCGACCTTATCAGAGAGATCGAGGGCGGGATAAAGAAGGAGGTCTCGGTGTCCTGCGCGGCGGCTGAGAAGTGCTGCTCGGTCTGCGGCAGGGACAGGCGCTTTGACCCCTGCGGACACATCAAGGGCAGGTCATACGACGGCACGCGCTGCTGCGACGTGCTTGACGGGATAACCGACGCTTACGAGTGGTCGTTCGTGGCTGTTCCCGCTCAGCCCGAAGCAGGTGTCACCAAGCGCTACGCCGAGGAAGAGGGCGGCAGCCGCGAGCTTGAGAGAAAGCTTGCGGAACAGCAGCGCATCAACGAGGAGATCTGCGATATGCTGAGGCGGGAGATAATCTCACTGAGCTTTCTGACCAAGCCGATGATGGCGGTGGAGACCGTGAAGGCTCTGACCGAGAGCCTGGACTTTGCTCAGCTGCTGGCGATGCGTGACAGGCTGGAAAAATGTCTGCCAAAGGAAAAGCCGCAGACAAAAGCAAAAGAGGACACCTCCAGCTACCGCTGCTCTTTTTAATACGCGAGATTTTTTTAGTCCGCGAGATCACTCGCAAGCTCGTTTACAACGGTGTAATGAGCGGGGGCTCCCTCGCGATACGGTGGGGGTCAGCCGGATAGAGAAAGAGGAAAACGCCCTCACAAGGCACCTCTTGCCTCTTGCCTCTCACATCTAACATCTAAAAGCTTACGGTGTGGGCTTTGCG